GAATAAGAAAGTATATCGCTCATTGCAGCATTATCAATCACTATAGGTTTGTGATTTCCACGAAGTTTGTCGTTCAGACTAGTAAGAGTTATGAAATTTCCATCAGGTTTTAATTTTCTAAAGTGTTTGATATTGTTTTCATTTTGAACAAGAATAACACAGTCAGTCTTTTTCGCTCCTTCCATCATAGCTGTTGTGTGACCGACTTGACGCCTATGTGTGAAGTAATCAGCTAAAACTTTTAATGTAGAAGTACTTTTAATCATTGTTTTATTAGATAGTCTATATACTTTTGAAGGTTTGTCAAGTCTTCTTCTAAAATTCCTTGAACAGATGATACAGAAACTGGTCCGTAATATCCTTTTCTGTCATGTAATTCAATGTCTTGATAGTATTTCAAATCAAAAACAAAATAATCTTCATGGACTGGTATTATTGCTTCCAAATGTAGTCTTCTATTCGTTGACCAGCTACTTCTAAATCCAAATTGCCAATAACAGAATGCTTCATGATCTGGTTCATCACAACCAACAGACACGTCTTCCCATGCTCCAGAAGATACTCCATCATTAGACCAATAATGTTCAAAAAAATGGAAATTAAATTCTCGAAGTTTTTCTTGAATCTTTTCTGCTTTTTTGTGTAGTCTAATTGTTTCAGCTTTCATTATTGCTTAAATGTTCCAAGTTGTGGTTTGTACAGTATCAAAACATTGAGAACATGGTTCTGGATCATGTTCATAGTCATCATATTGAAATAAATGAATAATTTGTTCAAGTAAAATTGTTTGATCTTTAAGACCCTCTCTAACTTGATTAAAAAGATAATCTAACATTTCATTATATTCTTGCTCTGATAATTCAGAGAATGATTTACCATTCACAGTAAAATCAAATGCAGTGCAACCTGTGGTTTCTACGAATTTGTATTTAGTTTTGTTCATAAGGTTCATTAACGACAACACACCAATCATCTTCAATTTTTTTAATAGTAGTAGATTTACCTTTAGGTAAAGGGTTTTTAGCAAAAATTTTATCAGTTAAATTCCAAAGGACACTCCATTCTTTATTTTCAAAATTTTTTTCTATTTTGTTATAATATCTCTTTGGAATTTTAATAGTTTTACAAGGATCGAAATTTAAAACTTTAGGAACAGGAACTTTACTAATTTGCATAGCACCGTCTCCAGATACATCACAAATTCTTCTAAAACCATTGTTCCTTTGATAATGTAGGTATTGATCAATAGTTTTCTTAATTTCCCATGCTACTGTTCCATCTTTCATTTCATCGCAACCGACCCCAAAGTAGGAATTGGGGTAATCTAAATGAGGCCTGTTCTTTTTTTGTTCCCACTCTTCACTTTCTTTTACAAGAGACCCTCCACTATCATACTCATTATTGTATTGATCATAAAACTCCCCATGACCATCGTACTCTCGTTTGGGTTGCGATGGAAAAACTATATATCTTACTGCATTTTCAATGAATTGTCTTTCATCCCAAGAAAGATTAACATCCCAAAATGCTGTATCCATAGCGATAGAAATTTGACCTGAACGAAGACGACTATAAACTTCTAAAGCCGATACAAGAGTGGGTAGATGTGCCTCGTCAAATTCCATAGTAACTTTTTTAGGTTCTACTTTTTTCTTTTTCATTTAATTGTTTGTTGTATTATGGATGTGCATTAATTTGATTAATTGTATCTGAGACAATTCTTTTCCGTCAAGCAAAGAAAAAACAAAAGAAGATCTATTGCTAAAAGACCTAAGAATACATTCCGCTTTTTGCTTTCTGGTTTCAATGTTTCTAATATCATTAATAAAATCTTTCATGTTTTGAATAGTGTGCTTCGTTCTCTCTCCCATTTCTGAAATTTTATCTATCTCTTCTTTTAATTGGGTTGCAATTTCAAAATCAAATTCGGTTTCTATTTTTTTAAAGAATTCTTCTGCCGAAGGCATATTAGAATTCACGTAGTATTCAATCAAATTATTTTCAGAATTCAACTGAGACTTAATAGCATGAAGCCAACAATACCAATCTGACTTCATTTTAATTCTATTTTGTCCATTGTTATAGGAAACAACAATACCCTCTTCTCCTTTCCAATTTTTAATATGCTCTGATAGTTTAACTAAATCTTTAATACTATCAAATTGATATTGAGTAGGAGTAGGAGGTTGACCAATGCTTCTCCAAATCTCTAAAGACTCTTTTTCAGATAATACTTTTAAAGTATCTTTGTTTATAGCTCCTAGAAAGTAAAATTCTATTTCCTTGGGTCTGATTACAATAATGTTGTTAGGAGTAACAATTTCAAACAATAAACTAAAATTATTATTCTTTAAAAATTCTACAACTTTAGGATATTTTTCAGGGAGTAATTCAAAATCTTTCCAATTAGCCTGAAACATATGAGAAGCAGTTCCTCTAGTTCTCATATTAAATTCTCCATTAACAAAGTCACAAATGACTAAAGAACCGTCTAGTTTTTGTTTGATTCTCCAATCCGAATAGCTTAAAGGATCAGGGTAACAATTAGGTTTCTCTTGATAATTAAAAAATTTAGGCCAGCCAGAACTTAAAACGTTTCCTTCCAAATCGACAATTAAAGAACGAAGATGGAGATTATCTTTATTCCATTCGGCGTCTATTTCCGGAATAACCAATAAAGAATCTAAACCACAGAACTTATGTGGATAAGATTTAAATCCTACTTGACCTTCTAATGATATTTTCATCAAAAAGGTATTATCGTGATAATTGTTTAAAAAGCCAGGTTAAAAATCTATCACTTAATAAAAATATGATAGAAAAAAAATAACCAAATAGTTACAACAAAAAATAAAATTATAGTGGAATTTTTTTTCACAATGTAAGTTCCCAGAGTTCGTTTATATTTAACAATTTGTGTACGCAACCGTTAATTCTTTCTGTGACCGAAGAGTGAAAATGACCGTAAAGATGCAATTCTGGTTTACATGTTTTAAAAATTTCATCCATTACCGCCCTCTCGTCTGTTAGGTCTTCTAACAAATAGGCATCTTCTCTAGCCCAACCATAAACCATTTCATTGAATTGTTGAGGGAAAGACCAAGAAGGGGTGGTGTGGGTTACCAGAATGTCAACTTTCTGAAGTTTATCTTTATCGTATTTTAATCCTTCTCCTGCCCAATAAGATATTCCTTCGGCTCTTCCTGTACGGTCAATAGAAATAGCCCCACCAATAAATTGAATAATTTTACCCTTGTATTTTATCAATGTGTAATCCTCGATCAATTCAAAGTTAGAGTGTTGAATTCTATTTTCCCCTTCAAAATAAGAAGGATCATCATGATTGCCTCTAATACCTAGAAAATTTATGTTTAATTTTTTAAATTGATTGTTAAGCAAATCAATTTGTCTTTTTTGTTTTTCTTTATGAATAAACCCCATACCCAAATCCCCCACAGAAATGATATTACAATTTTCTATTTTATTTTTATCAATCAAATAAAACAATTCATTCCAGGCTCCGTGGTGATCCCCTAGAAAAATGATAGGCAAATCTTCATTCAAAATAATATTTTTCATTTTTAAAATTTGAGTAATATATTAGGTATTTTTGAATTTAAATCAAGTTAAATATCTTATATGTCAACTACTGTATCCAATAACATGATTGCCTTTGATGGGGGTCATTTTGCTTTTAGAAATAAACTTATCAATGGAGATATGGATATTTGGCAAAGAGGTACTACTTTTACCGTTTCTACCAGTTCAGCATACACCGCAGATCGTTGGGCTGTCTATACAGACATTTTAAGACCAGGAAGAGGAAATGTAACTCAATCCTCAGATGTTCCTAGTAATAGTGAATTTCAAACTAGTTTACAATTTCAAGTCACCACGGTATCTAATGCCAATAACCAACCTTTAACCTTTAGACAAATTATTGAAGGTTATAATGCTAGAGATTTAATAGGACAGACTTTTAATATTTCCTTTTGGGTCAAGTCTAGTAAAACAGGAACCTATAGTGTTTGTTTAGGTAATGCAGGTAATGGTGTAGTGTCTGATAGATCTTACGTAACAGAATATACCATAAACACTAATAACTGGGAAAAGAAAACTATTGTAGTTCCTGGTGGACTAATTACAGCAGGCACCTGGAATTGGACTAACGGAAGGGGTTTGGAAGTCATTTTTGGTATGGCTGGAGCAGGTGCTAGTACCCCTTTAAATGCTTGGGTTACGGGAGATATAGAAACCTCTCCTAACCAGGTAAATCTTTTAGACGTAGTTGGTAATGCTTTTAATATTACAGGAGTTCAATTAGAGAGAGGGGTTGCTGCTACTCCTTTTGAACACAGACCTTTTGGGACAGAACTAGCTTTGTGTCAGAGGTATTATGAAGTAACAGCAGTAAGAACAGGAGCATATCAAGCAGCAGGCCAACATTTGAGAACGACGTTTTATTTTCAACCTAAAAGACTTCAACCCTCATTTACATTAACCGTAACTGAAACATCTAATGCAGGAAGTCCAATTGTAGATTCTGCTTTTTTTAACAGTGCAAGATATTTACACACAGCATTAACTGCAGCAAATTCTTATACCACTTCAACTATTATAATAGAAGCAGAACTTTAATTCATTAAAGTCCAAAAACTAACTGCCACTCCATAAAGACTACCC